GTAAATAAATTTACATCAATTAAATGAGGGTACATTAACATTCACTACAGTAATAGTAGGAATACAAAGGAAGAACAGACAAGTGAAATCTGTACCTGCAGCAGCATGAGTGGTGAGCATAACACCATTCCACGGAATAGAATTAACAGACGGATCAGCCATTAGTGGCATGATCATGCATGCTGTATTATTGTCCGTGCCATCAGCAAAGAAACCATTGTAATAATTGTTATAATCTGCGAAAGCAAAATTGAACAAATTTAAATCTGGTAATGCAAATTGAATGGACCCATTTGTACGAATGGATGTCATTGCTGTACCACCATTGCCATTGGTTTGATATAAACCATTGTTGTTCACAAGTTTTGAATTCTGTGACACAGTACTAGCCCCAGCAGAAAGAGTGGCCAATCCAAGAACTCGGTTTGGTGCTATAGAATTTCTGGTCATACGTTGAATAGAAATCGCATCACTTTGATTTTGCAAACTAGGTGTAACGGTGAAATTTACAGAGCCCCTATAACCAACAAAGCATGACGAGATGTATGGCAAAGGGTGCATCCAAGTATAAGAATAAGTTGCTGCTCCCGTAGTTATAGATTTATCACCTTGTGATAGACCATTATACGTTCCGGTTGGATAATAACCAGGAATATAGGGCATGCGTTTGAATTCTTTAACAAGCTCACCGTAACTATAATTAACAAGATTAGTTTGTTGTGTGAAAATAGCACGATCTTGCAAACAATAACGTCGCAAAAGGGTGCGCAAAGAAGCTACATTTTCACCAAAATTCATATGGTATCTATCAGCAGAAAGGGCAGTGGGTGCTCCCATAACTATAGCGTCAGGTAATAAATCAGTTTTTTCTTCACTCTGTAGAGGAAAGAAAGATGGTGTTTTACCCCCAACCTGAATAGAACCTTCAGGGTTGGCATACTCAAGGGTATCACCTCCCCTGATAAATGCAAAAGTATTGACATTGGATGAGGTGGGTGCTGTCAATGCAGTGTGAACGTAAATTGAAATAGTACCATTTGACACAGTGGCTTGATGAGTGGCAGAGCCAGCTGTGGTACCCCAATTAGCATTGGAGCTATCATCAGAATTACACCAAGCTGTGGGTTGGTGATAAGGTATAACCATATCAAAATCATCTTTTTCACCAATGTCCATGATGTGTGTGTAGACAGTATTTTCAGCTGGTTCAATAGTTGAAGAATTCGCTGAAAAAGGATCATAAACAATTTTGAGACGTCCTTTATGATATTTAGTTGTCACAAATTTAAATCTGAACACCAAATCACCCCTCCAATTCTGGAAAATTGTAGATAGATAAGCTACAGGCGTCATTGATAATTGTTTGCCAACAACAGCTGAAGAGGTATTAAGTACATCTTCAACATATAAAAGTGATGGAGAAACTCTAGCTGTAAACAAAAGCTTACCAATTGTATCAGACGTAGACCAAAGGAAGGAACCATATAAACTTTCTCGTTTTTTGAAATGAGCGATAGACAGTTCATCGGCACTACCCAATCCATGAATAGAAGGATCAATAGATAATTCTTGTTTGGGATCCAACGTTAACTTCTGAACACTAGTGCCAATGTGAGCAGAACTCAAATGAGGTGCATTAGCAGGTTGATAAGCGCAAACATTATCAATAGTTGGGACATTAGTGAAACCAAACATCTGTGCAATTGATGATACAGCACTAGCACCAATTTCAGTTGCTCGTGCAAATTTACCAATGACTGGTACAGTTGACAACATTGAAGCTGTGGAAGCAAGAGCCGTTGCTGGAGCTGAAATAGGTCCATTCCCATATTCATCATTTTGCTCCTGACTCTGCAAAGCCAAAGTTGCTGTAGAACCCATAAGTTCCACATCAGACATCCAAGCATAAGTTCTAATAGTGACATTTGTTGTTGTTGAGGATATGGCTGTATCCAAACCATCAAAAATGTAATATATTAGTGCTCCGAAATTTTGGGTATCAAAAGCTGTCAAAGGTAACCAATTCCTATTGTATAGGAAGGGCAATTCCATATCACCACCAGCACTCTCTTGAGGTTGTAGGTAGATATGGGGCATCTGTGATAAGGGGATCATGGTAGCAAGATTACCAGATCCTGACTTCAAATTGATTTTGCTGGCCATTCTACCCAATAAGGGATTATAAGAAACGTTCATTAGACCATAAATGAATGGAGTACCATTCAAAATAATTTTAATGTGTAACTTGCCTCTTATGAAAGCAAAATTATCAATTTTCTTTTTGATAGCCACAGAGTTTAAGAATAAAAACCATGGTTGAATTGTTTGAGCTGGACCCTGTGATTGTGCAGTGGTCCAAGTGTAAGAATTTATGAGCGTAGGTCTTGCTAAAAACTTTCCCAAAGATAAATCTTCAGTAGAATCTACTAGAGCCACGACGTTTTCTGAAGTAGGTATGTTGTATGAAGTGCCAGCATTATTATCCATAAAAGACAATGTCTGAGATTTCATAACATCATCAGTG